AGCGCTTGATTGTCTCTGTATGGCCTATTGCGGCGTTAATCGTCTCTATATGATCTATCCGAGGGCTAAAATTGGCGAAATATTCGCTAAAAGACTCTTAAATTCGCTTAAAAAACCTAACGAAAAGACGCTAAACTCTAAGAAACATACGTCTAAGCAGGGTTATGTACACAAATGGTAGGGGGTCAAAATGAATATCCCCGGAACAATACGCGCAGGGGCAACAGTTAAATGGAAAGACTCAAGCACAACTGACCCATTTGATGAAACTATTTCCGCGCCTGATTGGACATTAAAATATTACCTTCGCACTAATGCGGCTGCTAACGGTTTCCATACAGCAACCGCCGTACAAGATTCAACTTCGACAGGTTGGAAAACGACCATTAGCGCAACTGATACAGCATCTTTTACTGTTGGTGATTGGTATTGGACGGCTGAATTTTCAAAAGGCGCTGAAAAGTTTACAAGATCAGGACAATTAGAGGTTTTACAATCTCTTGTTTATGCGGGTGGTAATCCGGGAGCTATTGATAACAGGTCACAAGCAAAGAAAGATCTAGACGCGGTAACAACTGCAATTAGGGTATTAACGACAGACGCCGGACAAGAATATTCAATAGGGGGTAGGACATATAAAAAAGTTAATTTGCCTGATTTAATCTCAAGAGAAAGTCAACTTAAATACATCGTTAATAAAGAAGATCAAGCGAATTTAATAGCTAACGGAAAAGGAAACCCATTCACAATGTACGCGAGGTTTTAATCATGGGTATTGCAAACGCATGGCGCGAATTATGGCGCCCTAATCCTTCAACACTTGCAAAGCCTAGACGTAGAAATTACGCAGGTGCAAGCATGGATCGATATACCGCTAGTTGGGTCAACCCGACAAGTTCAGCAGATACAGAAATCAAAGGCAGCGTTAAAAAGCTTAGGTCTAGAGCTAGGCAATTAATAAGGGATCAGGATTATTGCCGAAATGCTATTCGTGCCATTGTTGAAAACGTTGCAGGGTGTGGGCCACGCTTACAAGCACAAGTAAGGATGGCAAGAGGGGGAAGACTTAACCCCAAAATTAACGATCAAATTGAAAGATCTTTTGCTAAATGGTCTAAAGCTTCTAGTTGCGATGTAGCTGGAAAATTAACCTTTAACGAAATGGTTAGGACTGCTGTTTCAGCGTGGGCATCAGATGGGGAGGTATTTATTCGTTTGATTAGAGGTAAAAGGTTTGGTGATAGCGATGTGCCTTTTGCGTTGCAAATTTTGGAGGCAGATATGATTGATGAAGATTATCAAGGCGGCGCAGCTCCTAAAGGTTGGCAATGGAGAATGGGGATATTGCTAGATGAATGGAACAAGCCAAAAAAATATGCAATCTTAACGAAACACCCCGGAGATACTCTTTTTGTTAATCAACCAACTGAAAGAGACAGACATATTATTGTTAATGCCGAGGATATTATTCATTTGGCAACCTTTACGCGCCCCGGACAAACTCGCGGTGTGACTTGGATGGCAAGCGCTATTCAAAGGATGCACCATTTGGAGGGTTACGAACAAGCCGAGATAATTAGGGCTAGAGCGTCAAGTTGTTTAACTGCTTATATACAGTCACCCGAAGGCGAATTAAATTCCGACGGTTTAGACGAGGAAAACGAAAGGGTTTATGAACTTCAACCCGGAGCAGTTAAATATTTGGCTCCTGGTGAATCGATTACGGTTCCAGACTTAAACGCGCCTGATGGTCAATTTGAACCATTTGTTCGGGCAATGATTAGGGCTTTATCTGCTTCACTAGGCATTTCATACGCGACATTATCAAGGGATAGCAGTCAATCAAATTACAGTTCTAGCCGCCTTGATCTATTACAAGATCAACAATCATTTAAGGCTTTACAATCGCAATTAAAAGAAATCTTATTAGAAAAAGTTTATAAGGAATGGTTAGAACTAAGTGTTTTAGGAGGAACGCTGCAATTACCTAATTACCAGTCAGAACCCGAAAGGTATCAAGTTAGTCGATTTATGTTTTCAGGGATGTCTTGGATTGATCCAAAAAAGGAGGTGGAGGCTGCAAGCCTAGCTGTAAAAGCTGGTTTTAAATTGCAATCGCAAGTTTTAAGCGAATTATCTGGTACAGATTTAGAAGAGTTTTTAATTGCAAGAAAAAATGAGCAAGAAATGGCGGCATCTTACGGGCTAACTTTCGAGACAGATTTAACCAATATTGCTACGCAGGCTAAAGTAGACGAAACACCAAACGACTCTGAAGAAAATGGAACGTGATCTAGAACAAAAATTAGTGCAAAGGGATTTTGCCCTAGAAGTTAAACAGGTCGAGAAAGAAGAAAGAACCTTAACCTTTCCTTTTAGTTCTGAGCAACCTGTTGCTCGCGCTTTTGGCGATGAGGTGCTTGAACATAAGTCAGACAATTGGGATCTTTCACGGCTAAACGATGGCGGCCCACTTTTGTTTAATCACTCTTTCGATAGACCGATTGGAGTAGTTAACAAAGCTTGGATCGATGAAAGTGACAAGCGTGGATATGCAGAGGTACGTTTTAGCAAAGAAGAATTTGCAAGTTCTATTTATAGAGACATTCAAGACGGGATTATTCGCGGAATTTCATTTGGATATGTAGTTGACGATTTTGAGCAACGAGGCGATCAGTTTATTGGTAAAGAAATCACGGTTCACGAATTATCGGTTGCACCTTGCCCCGCTGACAGTTCCGTTGGAATTAACAGAACCGTTACGGATACGCAGGAATCAGATAATATACTACAAGAGCGTATCAACGCCGCGTCTTCTGACGCATCGTCCACTTCTAAACCTGTTGAAATGACCACTACACCAAAAGAAACTTTGGAGGTGCGTTCAGAAGCAGTAGATAGCGAAAAGCTATTGAAAGCTGAGCGTAGCCGTTACACAAACATTCAAAAAGCTGCCGAAAGGCATGACCTACAAGATTTAGGTCAAAAGTATATAAATGAAGGTCGCAGCGTTGCCGATTTTAATCAGGCAATTGTCGATACTTTAGAGCAAAAGCCAGTGTCTCAAGCATCAGCTAATGCAGAGTTAGGCATGACAGAAAAAGAGTCAAGAAGTTTTTCTTTCTTAAAGGCTCTTAACTATCTTGCTAACCCAACAGATACCCGCGCACGTGAAGCGGCTTCTTTTGAAATTGAAGCATCTGAGGCGGCGGCTGCAAAACTTGGCAGAACTTCAAGAGGTATAACAATCCCTCAAGATGTACTCAATCAAAGAGACTTGCAAACCTCACCGGGTTCAGCAGGGGGCGACGTAATAAAAGAGGAGCTTTTAACAAATTCATTCATAGACCTGCTAAGGAATGAGAGCGCTTGTGCAAGAGCTGGAGCAACAATTCTTTCCGGCCTAGAGGGCAATATCAAACTGCCGAAACAGACTGGCGCGGCATCTGCAACTTGGATTGCTGAAGGTGCAGCGGCGGCTGAATCAGACCAAACATTGTCACAAGTTTCAATGATTCCCCGCACAGTGGGAGCCTATACGGATGTAACAAGAAAACTACTTCTTCAATCATCTATTTCAATTGAGCAATTCATCAGAAATGACTTAGCTCGCGTTATTGCGCTAAAGATTGATTTAGCTGGCCTTTATGGTTCAGGTGTAGGTTCTGAGCCTTTGGGAATTAAGAACACAGTCGGTATTGGTGCGGAAGCTTTTGCGGGTGCTGTCCCAACTTTCCCTGAAGTGATCGCTATGGAATCTGATCTAGGTAGTGCAAACGCTTTAGTTGGTTCACCTTGCTATATCACTAACGCATCAATGCGCGGTTCTTTGAAAGGAACTAAGAAAGATGCAGGTTCAGGTGAATTTGTATGGACAGGTGGACAAGATGGCGAGATGAATGGATACAGGGCATTGGTTTCTAATCAAGTTGCTGCCGGTGACGTCTGGTTTGGTAATTTCTCCGACCTGATTATGGGTTTCTGGAGTGGTTTAGATCTAACCGTTGATCCTTACACCAACTCAACAAGCGGTACTGTTCGCATCGTTGCTTTACAGGACTGCGACGTTGCTGTTCGTCATGCTGAAAGTTTCTGCTTAGGAACTTAATAAGCGATGAGGATAGAACTCCTTAGACCTACTTGGTTACAAGGGGAACTAGCAAAATCAGGGGAGGTCATAGAGGCCTCTTCTGAAGATGCAAAAACCCTTATCCAATTAGGCAAAGCGCAAGTAGCTTCTGTTTGTGAAGTGAAGAAAAAACCAACTGCTAAACGTAAAAAACCCACTACTCCGATAAAGGAGGAAATTTCAAATGACTCTTAAAAATCTCGGTTCAAAAACCGAAGTCCTAAGCTTATTAGGAAATGACGTTTTAGCCTCGACTGCTGTTGGTTCAGCCGTTGACATTCAGGGCTATGAAGGTTCAGCCGCGTTTGTATTAGCTGCCGAGGCTGGCGGATCTGGCATCACCTACGCGATTAAAATCACTGAATGTGATACATCCGGCGGTACTTATACAGACGTTACAGATGGTGCTTTTACAACGACTTCTGCAAATACAGCATTAGTTGAAAAGATCTACCTAAACGTATCTGAGTTAAAGCAGTACCTAAAAATTAGTTCTACTGTTGCAGGTGGAACAGGCGCGGGCGCGGTTGCCGTCGTTGCTTTGGCTTCTAAGAAGTACGGCTAATTAAATGTCATTTGCTGATGATTTAACAGCGATGCTTGGTGCAAATTCCCCTTTCAGCGTGGCTTGCGTTGCGGGGGGAACTAGCTCATATGGAATACTTGATGAACCTACAGAAGTTGTTGCAGGTGATCAGGTCTTATATGTCGATAGAGTTTTACATTGCAAAGCATCAGATTTTGGAACCCTTGTTGGAGGGGATGCAATAGCAGTAGGCGGGGTGAACTATAAAGTTCGTACAAATTCAAAAGAAGTAGACGGCCTTACTTGTCAAATTTCACTAGAAAAGGTTTAACTAATGGCATCTAAAAGGGAAGATATACTTGCAGCAATTAAGACGGCACTAGCTGGAACAACTGGGGTCAGTACAAGGATTTATAGAAGCCGGACTATTCCACTTGCGCAAAGAAGCCAGCTCCCCGCGTTAATAATTGAATGGTCTAATGATGACGCCTCTTTAATAACGTCAGCGCCTTCAATTAATTGGTCTTTAAATGTAACCGTTACGATTCTTTGTTCTGGAGATGTACCCGATCAAGGCGTAGATGCAACGTTACTTTCGATGCACTCAAAAATAATGAATGATGTAACGCTAGGGGGTGAATGTATGGACATAGCACCAACAACTCAAGCTTTTGAAACGATTGACGGTGATAGCCCTATTGGTGTAATGACTTGTTCTTATTTAGTCAGATACCAAACAACTACGACGGACTTAGCAAGTTAATACGTCTAAATAGCGATAAGGCATTAATATAGTTGCATAGGTTCATGATTGGTTATGGCTAAAAGTTACAGACTAAGGCAACTGCTTTATAAGATCGAGTCAAGCTATGGAACCGACCCCACGCCCACGGGTAGCGCAAACTATTTAGAGGTGTTAGATCTTAATATCGAGCCGATTGTTAGCGATGAGGCCGAACGCCAAATCATCAGCGGGTATTTCGGGAACTATCCAGTTGAGTTAGTTAATAAAAGAGCAAACGTTACTTTCAGTTGCTACCTAAGCGGATCTGGAACCGCCGGAACTGCGCCTAAATATGGCGATTTACTCAAGGCCTCAAATATGACGCAGGCGATTGTCAGTTCTACCTCTGTTACTTATTCACCTAACTCAAGTACAGCGGGCGATAGTGTTACTTTTTATGTAAACTATAATGGTGTTAGACAACTTGTAAAAGGAAGTCGAGGAACCTTTAATATTGAAATGACAGCAGGGGAGTTGCCCGTAATAAACTTTACTTTTACAGGGACATTTGCAACACCTACAGACAGTGCAATTCCGACTCCAACAAAATCAAATCAAGCAACGCCTGTAGCTTTTGGTAATTCAAATACGACAGGTTTTCAGTTATTTAGTTATGCGGGTGCTTGTCAATCTTGGTCGTTCGATATGGCGAATGAAGTTGTCTTTAGATCGTTAGTTGGTTCAACTGATACCGTACAAATCACAGATAGAAAACCTACGGGAACAGTCGTATTAGAAGCGGTTGCAATGAGCGCAAAGAATTTTATCGACGCTGCTAGTAATTCCGCACAAGGAAATAATATTTTGATTCATGGAACTCAGGCAGGTAATAAGTGTCAAGTGAGTTGTCCACAGA